CAGCCCTAACAGCCCTAACAGCATCTTCTAGAGTCAACGCATTCTCGCACACCATTGCATGGTCTGCCAATCCGATGCTGTCTAGCAGCGGTGGCAAGATGTGTTGCACTGTTTTGAGGGCCACGATTTGAGCAAACTTGACATCATCAATGGTGTTGCTACCAAGTTGTGTAATGGCAATCTTGCGCATACCTTCGGCTCGCGCTTGATTTGAAGACCAAGCTGAGTCATTCAGTTCGATCTTGAAGGCTCGCACTGCGGGCGAGACGCAGATTGGTTCGTCCGAGTGTTCCATTCCCATCGCTGCACAAACCGCAGCTTCAACACACATTTGTCCAGGCTCTGGAACACCCAGCCCTTTCACCAAACCAGCGTCCAACAGTTTGTTCAACTTTTCAACAACTTCTTTTGTGATGATCATTTTTGTACCTCCTTGATTAATAGGAGAACTATAATCGAAACTTGAAACATTGTCAAACCCACAAAAGTTTGATTCAGTTTCAGTTCAGACTTTTAGATAAATCATGAATGTAGACGAAATCGTATCAATAATTGGCAGACCAATGCAACGCTCTAACAGATTTTCTGTGAGCGGGTTCCCTGGTGGTGATGCTGTTGACAAACTATGCTGTGATGCTCCTAGTCCAGGTGGTAGTTATGGTACGTTCATCTGGAAGAATGCTGGCCCTGGTATAAACCTACCATATGAATATCTGATAGACGGTTTTAGATTCGAATTTTGGGATGACGAAGCTAAGAGCGTATCAAACGGTTTATTTGGGTGGTGGGGATCAGTAGTAGACGACAACTTCAAGTTCAACTTTCTCTCAGAATATGCTAGGGATATCACCATCAATGAAGTCGGGTGGAACGGGCAAGTGTTACAATCTCGAAAACTCATTAACGCATGGTGTAAGAGTTATGAGACGGTTCAGATGTCTATGAACGCCACGAACGACTTGAAAAAGATTATAATAGAGGTTGTCTGCGAAAGGATTGAATGATGGATGATATTGTGATAGATGAGTTTAATTATGAAAGCGCACTGAAAGATGCGTGGAATTTGATGGATGCCGATGAACCAGTGCGAATCGGACAACTATCACGGCTTGCTAGTGCTATCGAACTTTATGAACGAGACATGACCTAATGAACGTTTACGAAAATCTGAAAAAATGGAATAATTTACCTTATTCGAAGGCTACTCTAGAAGTCATATTTGATAAATTATTACCAGTATTATGGCAAGACTTTTATATCAAAAGATTAAACCTTAATGTTCTTCGGACTTGACAATCAAGTAGTATGGTGGTTCGGAGTTGTAGAGAATCGGATAGATCCTCTTAAGCTCGATAGAGTTCAAGTCAGATTATTTGTACACCATCCAAAAGAACAGGTACTGAATCAGAAAACTGGTAACGGTCTTAAAACTGAAGATCTGCCATGGGCGTATGTGATGCAACCTACTACTAGTGCTAGTATGGATGGTATCGGTTCAAATCATCTGATAACTGAAGGATCGCACGTCGTTGGATTCTCTAGAGACGGTAACACACTTAACGACCTAGTAATCATTGGTACAGTCGGCGGCAAGCCTGAAGATCCTCCACAAGATAAGTCTAAGAAGTTTGGATTCGTTGATATTAGGACGGCTGGTGAAATTGCTTCTAGTCCACGTTACATCAACAAAGAACTAAACTTAGATCCGGGATATGAAGGCCAAGGTATCCCACAAGGTCGATATCCTCAAGAAAAATGGCTGAAAGAGTCCTCTGTTAATCGTCTGAGACGTGGTGAAAAACTTGATGAAACATACATCAAACCCAAACGTGAGCTACGTAAAAAAGGCATCAAAAACGTCTTAGGCCCTTGGGACGAAAAGCCATCTGACTATGGCGCTCAGTATCCGTACAACAACGTCACAGAAACTGAGTGTGGTCACACAATCGAACTGGATGACACCAAACTCAAGGAGCGTTATAGCTTCTGGCATGGTGGCGAAGCGGCTAAAGGTACCTACTTTGAATTTGACTCTAAAGGCAGTTACACTCTGAAATGTAAGCTGGACATGGATTTTCTAGCGGATTCAATGAACTTTTACTCTAAAAAGAACATTCGTATGACAGCCGATGATAGCTTTGGTCTGACAGTGGATAAAAATATCAGTCTAAACGCTGGTCAGAGCATCAATATCACCGCTGAAAAGGGTTTAATAAGCCTGACGGCTGTAGGAGGGTTAATCAACATCACTTCGACTGTTGTGACCAACATCACAAGCCCTGTCATCAACATGAACACCAAGCTATTAAAAGTTGGTGGCACAATTTTATACGCAGGATAATACATGCCCTTTCCGCCAATCGATCAAGCTAAAGCTGAGGCCATTCAAGAAGCTCAAGATAAAGTGTCAGCTTTAGAGGGCCAGTTAAATACTAGAATCACAAGTGAAGTGTCAACTCTAAATACCAGAGTCACTAGTGAGATTGCGGCACTAAATTTAAATGTCACTGCGTTGAGTAATGACATATCAGCCGTGGATGGTAGAGTTGACGACGTTAATGTGGACTTAGCTGTAGTTGTAGCAGATGTAGCAGCGCTGACTCTTAGGGTCGGTGCTCTAGAAGCATTGACAGTTGCGATAACAGCAGATATAGACTCTATACTAGCCAGATTAGTGGCAGCTGGAATTTAACGATTTCTCTCCAGGAACACTTCCAACGTGGTTGTGATGTCTTGGCCGATTTCTAAGTACCCGACTTTACATCTGAGTGTCTGTTCATCTCCAAAAAATTCCACTTGGGCTGAAACATCAGTCACACGAGGTTCGTGAGTCTCTATCACACGTAGGATCTCGCGTTCCATCATAATTGCTAGATCAGGTGATGGTAGTTCAAATAGACTAGCAGTGATGTTGGAGCCTAAGAAAGGTCTGAAAGGACGCTCATAAAATTGTGTCAATAGGAGATTTCTGACAGACTGTTTGATGCTGTCAGACGTTGATTTTAGAAGGATGTCACCAGTTTTAGGATTTGGCTTCAAGTTAAAATCAAAATCTCTAAAAGCTAGCTTCGAGACTTGTGTTAGTTCAGTTTGATAGGTCATGACTTATTTCCGGTTTATACATCATCAATCAAACTCTCCGTGGCAATTTCTACAAGCATATCATGCTCTTTATTCGTGATAGTACTGACTAACCCAGTGATGACACAGTTCCCTGACAGTTTTTTGTCAGGCTCATTCTGACCCGGCTGATTAGATTGCAAGTCAAATTTTATCTTCTGACCCACTGTCACATTAGTGTTACCTTCTGTCACACATTTGAAAGGATAGTGTTCTATTTGGCGTAATTGAGGACTACGACGCCTGATATAGTCGTCTGAGTGCTCTGACTCATATCTTTGACCTTTCTGTCTAGGCCCATATGACATTTTTTGCTCAGGGAAACTAGAATTTTTTAAGTTCAGTTTCAGTTCAGGTGACTTCAAGTGAGGTTGAGACGGGAATTCCGAATCATAAATATAATCATCTGTCAAGACTTTTTTCTTGATAATGTCATGATGGTGATATCGATGTCCGTACATGCCAGCGCTGATAGACTGCAACACGTCAAAAGGCTCGTCTAAGTTGTAACTTCGAGCATTCCAAATCTTAGCCTGACTCCGAGGATCAGCCACTCGCGATAAGTGAAAGTCCATTGTAGCAGTAACATCAGATTGTATAATACGATCCATGCTGTCGAAAACGAATCCATCTTTATCCTCGAAAAATAAAAAGTTACTAGAAGGGTATCCCTTAGCTCTGACACTCTTTTTGGCCATCTCATTGATCGCATAGAGTGGCTTCCAAGCCGGTATGACTATGTCATGTGGGTACTTCGATGCGTCTCTAATATCGCATCCTACGCCTAGGATGTTGTCGCAGATGTCTTTGACGATCTTATCTGTCGTCATGCCTTTGTAAGCGCGTCTAATGCGTGCTTCTGAGTTTAGTAGAGCTATCTCAGAGACAAACATCAGCTCATATTTGCGAGTCTTAGAGTTGATATCGTCCGTTTTAAGATCTTTGGCTTTGACAACCCTAAAAGTTTTGGTGTAATTATCTCCAGGATATTCGGGAGAAGTCTTATACGAAATAACAAGCTTCTCATCGCCGCATATCGGAAGCCCCTCAAACAACCCTGAGTTGTCTATAAGAGTAATCTCACCAGTTGTGAAATTGGAGTACATACTTTCATAGATGTTGCATGAAACTAAGTGGCTAGTGCCATATAGATCAACGGTCGCAGTTTTACCTATCAGCTCGATTTTATCGATCTGAATCGTGAATTGACGATTCGGATAACTGTTACGTTCTACTTCAAAAGTCATACATCTTCTACAATATAGTCCACACTACCAACTTGATGAGTCATTTAATATTTCCTAGAATCAGAATAAACTTTCGATGCGCTCGCTTTCTGCCAGCGGGCTAATGGTAATGATAAAGCTAAGTCCCAGTCGGATTTAGCGACTTCTAAAAGCTTTGAGCGCGTCTGACCAGCAAGGTAGCGCTTGATAGCGGGTGCCATGATCTTAGCCTTAGACACGCCTTTGAGCATGTCATATGACACTTTCAACTTAGCACGTTCGTTCTTACCTGTCTTAGCTGCTACAGACTCAATAGCATCCATCAGACGTGCCCTAATCATCGGATGAAGATAGTGGAAGTTGATACCAAGCCATCCATTATCGTAGTACTCGATTGGCATGATCAGTGGAAAAGCGTCCCAATACTCTAACTCTTCTTTATATTTTGCGTCATAAGCATATAGGTACAATCCGCCTATCATGGGTCTAGACTTGTTTAACCCTCGACTTTTCATCTCTTTCAGTTTGTCAAGACTGAAAGCTTGTCTTTGCTGCTGAGATTTATTTCTAAGACTGGATATGATGCCTCTTTTGACTTTATCTTGATAGCTTAATGTAGGCTGAACAGTCCTAGAAGGTTTGATAGTTACTGGAGGTTGCATAGCTGCGACACCTGTTCTAACAGGAGCCTGTTTAACTTTTGGTTGGACTATCTTACTAGGTCGTATCACAGCTGGCATTATTTTCTCTTTTTAATCCCTAGTTCATACTCAGTTAACACAGCAAACTTAAAGCCCTGCGCATCACACAGTTTTTTAGCGGCTTCCCATTTTGCCATGTTAACGGCATATTGTACCATAACCATACCACTTTCTTTCTTAGGCTTAACACTCATTGAATAGGGTTTGATCTCGACTAAAACCTTTTGACCGCCTGCCAGCATGATGAAATCAGGAAAATATCTATGAGGCTTACCATCCTTTGGGCTGATATACTCAATGGCAACTTCCTCTGAGCCCCATTTAGTGACATCCTTAGAGTTGTCACAATAGGCCATGAAAATTTTCTCCCACGATGACCTGAAAATGATGTTATTAACGTTTCCTATGTACTTTTCGGGGTTTTTAGGGATAAATCTCCGAGGTTTCACTGATCCATATGTCATATGCATATCTAAAATTTAGATAACACATGAACCTACCACCTGAAAAAGAGCTGAGAGATTACTCGTTTGAGCAAGTCAGAGCGTTGCTGCGAGAGACCAAACAGAGTACTATCAAAAAGAAGTATGAGCTACCTGTTAAGCAGGAGTTAATAGAGTTGAATTTTCACCAGAGATCGTTGATAGGTAAGAATAAATGAAAAATGAATTAACATTTGTGACGTATGACCAAGCCCTGAAACAGATCAAAGATGGTGACAAGGCTTTCGCTTTGTACGCATACTTGCACGGTGACAAGTTCGACTCCATAGAAGAGCTTAGAAAGAGCTATGAAAAGTCTGACAAAAAGAGCTTGGATTTAGTAGCCAAGAGCTTAAAATAATGTCAGGAAGTCTAGTCACGTTTAACAAACTGTCGGCGGGTAATAGGAGTGCTCCGACTACTATCAGTGCTACAACTTATTCGCTACCATTTCCTCGGGAACTCTCTATCCGTACTGAATACGGTTGGGAGAGTATGGAATTGGGTATTGTAGGTGGTGTAGCACTCAGCAGTTCTAAAAACTTTAACGTGTCTACGGGAAACTGGGAGTCTGCTGCCAAATCGTTTGTTGAAGGCGTATATTCTCAGAAGGAAAAAATAGGGTTGGCCACGTTGTCTAGTATATTAGGTGGTCGTGATGACACCGCATCCGCTGTTGATGCAGGGCTGGCAGGTCAGGGATTATTCCTGAATCCCAAGCTAGAAGTCCTTTTCAGAGGAGTCAAACATAGAGAGTTTGAGTTAATCTTCGATCTAGCGCCTACAACAGCCACTGATAGCATCAAAGTCATAACATTTCTAAGAGACTTACACATTTTCGCAGCACCTGACCTCCCAGGTGATAAAGCGTTTTTCGAGTTTCCTAAGACCACTACAGTAGTAATCAAAGGTGATGGTGCTAGTGGTGGGGGTGTGACACTAAATCGTGGTAACTGTGCCATCACTGGCATTGACTGTAACATGACTCCAGATGGAGTTTGGGCAAGTTTTAAGAATGGTCAACCTGTTCACATATCCATCACAATAAAATTCTTAGAGATGAATTTGCCAACGAAAGATAACGCTAAATCGCTTTTTGGATAGTTTAACTTCGTTCATCGGAATGTGTGCTCACCTATCACTAGACCCTTGGTTGAATCCGAACTAGAAAAATATAGCATACCCTTTGCTAAGTTTATCTCCCTGTCACGCATGTAAAACAAAGTTTTCACATTTTCTTCAACTCTGTTCAAAGTATTTATATTCTGTTCAGTAATTTCAATTTTATCAGATTTTCCGTCACAGTAATACGAAAACTGACACGTCTTTTCATTTTTCTGATGCACAACATCACAGACGGTGTTGGGAAACTCGGTAGAGTCCATACGATTAAATATCACTTGACCTACCATAATCTGGCCAACATCTGACTCACCTCGGGCTTCGTACCACAAAGCCTCAATCATACAGAGTTCCTCAGAGTTATCTCGCTTTTCGGTAACAGCTGGTTCTGGTGGAAGTGGGATGTCAGACGATTGGTGTGATATTGAAATCACACTAAACGCCATAAATGCCACAAACAATGTGATGAATAGAAACAGAGGACGCAGCGGGTAAAATGCTTTCATAGCTACCCTACTTGATCGATGAAATAATCGATGACGTACCGAATAGCATCCTCGCCTTCGACATCTAGTAGTGACTCCAAGAATGTCATCTCAGTGAACCACCATGGGAACACTAACACCTTATCATGACATGGTAGTGACTCGTATGATGCTAGGATATGTAACTTGGCTTCTGAGTTCTTTGAACGTTGTAGTAACAGTAGCTGTGCATCTGACAAGTTCAACAGCTGTTTGACTTTATCTTCCATTTTTAGGTTCCTTTTGGTTGAACACCATATTACCACAAGCTTTAGATACGTGGACGCAAGTAAGATAGCCTGATTTATTTTCAGTTCATACAAGAAAATTTAGAAGTGTGTTATACTTGATTCGTTCGACTGGGTAACTGGACGAAATCGGTTGTGTATCTTGTTGGATAACGTTGTTCTGACACAGCCTAAAGCGCAAAGAAACGATACCATGGCGCATACTGGGATGGTTCCTGTCAGCTTAATACCTGATAGGTTGAGGAAACAGTGGTAAATCTGACAGATAAGAGTCAGAAACTCCTCATGTTGTGTAGACTTATCATCTAGCACAATATCGCATATGTTTGAACTGGCATATGTTCCGTAAGGATGGTTGAATCGGCTCCGTATACGCAGAATCCGATACCAGATATCCATAAGTGGCCCCTAATAAGGCTACAATGGATAGTATTATCTGGTATTACCCACCTAACCGCAGACATTAAAAAAAAAATAATATTATAATAAATAATCAAGTGATTTCTATACCCTAAAGAAAAACATATTTGAATACTCAACTAAACGTCTTTTTGTTTAGTTGATGATTTGAAGTCTAATAAAACTTAAAAGGAGAAAGTAAGATGAAATCACTCTTAGACCAAATATATCAGTCACTCTCTACAAAAGATTCTGCAAAGATCCCATGTACTGAAGATGAGTACTTAGAATTATCCTTTTATCCGTTCTACGATCAAATTCATTACTACAACGATGTGAAAGGTAGCTATATCATTGTGGTATAATACCTTCCATGATGATAATAGATCGTGGTAAAATTTCTGAAATGACTGTAGCAATCCAACTCTTAAAAATGGGCTGGCAGGTCTCCCTCCCATTTTCTGATTCATGTGTTTATGACTTGGTAACAGATTCAAATGATGGTATGAAGCGCGTTCAAGTGAAGACTGTTCGACTTTCTGATAAAAATAAATACTTTTTACCACTTTACAAAAACGGGAGAGGTAGAAAAAATGCTTCTAGTCTACCTAGGGAACCTTACACAAAAAAAGAAATAGATTGCGTAATCGGCGCTAGGGATGATGTCTGTTACATCGCAGATATATTTGATAAAAATAGCATCGGCATAAATAACTGCACAATTCTCCAAGATCACCCGTGGTTTAAACAAAAGGAATTATCATGACTTACCTATCAGTATATCTGTTAATTGGATTATTGGCTGTGGTATTCCAGCACTCCTGTATAAAACTACTGACTGATCTTGTTAGAGATGGTGGCTCAGAGGGACTAGAACGTCATTTTGGAACCAGGACTAAAGAAGAAATTGAAGAGGCCACCACTGCTGAGAGATCCAGACTGTCACTTAGTTTGTATTTGATTCTCACCACATTTTATCTTGTCCTATGGCCTGTACCGCTTTTACACAAGATTTTTAGATAAAGCATGCAAGCACCCGATAAATTTACATCCGCTGATTTTGGAACGATCCGTTCAGATTTAGTTAACTACATCAAATCACGCTCAAATCTACGTGACATCAACTTTGATGGCTCTGCCATGTCTGTGCTAGTAGATGCTTTATCTTATCTCGGGAACTATCAAGCAGTCCATGCTAATGCAGCGCTTGGAGAGGCATTCTTAGACACAGCTCAGACGCGCTCTAGCGTCGTTTCACGGGCTAAGGAGCTTGGATACGTCCCAGCTCAAATATCGTCTTCTAGAGCATCTGTGATGCTTTCTTGCACGTCTCTACCAAACAGTGTCATTTACGTTCCAGAAGGTGCGACCTTTTCTAGTTCGTATGGGCAGTTTGTCACACTGAAATCTTACTTGATGAATGAAGTGACAGCTGGTAATTATTCTGTTGAAGTCGAAGTGCATGAAGGTTCAATCATTGAACGGACTTTCACTATGTCTCAAACTTCGTTGATACCCAAGTTTAGAATTCCTGACAAAGACTGTGACACTGCTTATCTCAGATGCTTTGTCACGCCTCCTTCTACTGTGACTCCGATTGAGTATCAGCGCCCGTTTGAATTCATTCGTCAAACTCCTGATAGTCAAGTGTTCTACTTTCAGGAAGGCTTGAATGAAGCGATAGAAGTATTTTTCGGAGACGGTGTAGTGTCTCGCAGGCCATCTAATGGCTCTGTCATCCGATTGAAATATCTAGCAACGCATGGGAAAGAGGCTAATGGTGCGTCAGAGTTTGTTTTAGAAACTGAGTTAACTGGGACTCTAGGTAACATTGATCCTAGAGATGTAACATCTGAAACGACTTCCAAAGCGTCACACGGCGCTGACAAGCAGACCATAGACTCTATCAAAATCAGTTCACCAAGGTTCCACGCAGCTCAAAATAGAGCGGTTACAGAGGATGATTACAAGGCCCTGTTAGAAAAAGAATTTTCTTTCATTCAAACTGCTAACGTATGGGGTGGTGAAAAGAACGTTCCACCGCTGTATGGGAAAGTTTTAGTTGCTGTCAAGCCCAAAGACGGTCTGAGATTATCCCCTGCTACTAAGCAGCTAGTGCGTGATAGGATATTTCAACGATATTCAGTTGTAGGATTGCCCCCAACTATTGTAGACCCTGACTACCTATTCTTGGACTTGACCTTAGACGTTGACTATGATGCGAATGTGACTGTTATCAATGAACAGAACTTGAACGATAGGATTAGAACTGTTGTCCAAGACTACTTCGATTCGACTGTCACGCGCTTTGACTCTAAGTGCCGGACATCCGAATTGAATCGAATCGTCTTGAATGCTTATCCTACGATCAAAGGGGTACGTCCTAAGATCGTCATGCGAAAGCAGCTCAGAGTCGAATCTGGAACGTCTGATAGGCGCTGGCAGTGTGATTTCAGAAATAAGACTGAGCCTAAGACTTTCGCTAGCATAATGACTGAAAACGTTTCAGGTCAATCGTTTCAACTGAGAGAGGTTGAAGCTGGTCGCATAGACGCTTTCATCAACGATGTGATTGTTGGTAGAGGCATCGGATCGCTAACAAATGGTAGGTTAGACATCCCGCGTTATCGATTCGATCTAAAAACTAATGAAATATTCGTCCAAGTGACTCCAAGCCAACTTGATATTGATTCCGTTAGAGACGGATTGATAGTTCTTGGTAAGCTGAACATAAAATTAATAAAGGTGTGATATGGCGGTCTTAATAGTTTCCACAAATGTCAGAAATGGGATGCTAAGTGATCTCAGAAATAAACTCAACGGTGGAAAAATCAAATTTTATACTGGGGTCATGCCATTGGGTGGTAATCCAGTGACAGTCCAAGTTTTGTTGGGTGACGTCATTTTACCTAATCCCTGTGCACCATCCCCAAGCGCCGGACAGTTGGTATTATTTAACCCTGCTAGTGTACCATCTTTGGCAGCTGGTATAGCTACATGGGCTAGAGTAGTAGATAGTTCGGACGCCTTTTTGATGGATTGTGATGTTACTGATACTACTGGGAGTGGAGTGTTTAAGATTTCTTCTACGTCTGTTACATTCCCAGGTACCATTGATATTGAAACTATAGAAGTCTTCATTAACTAGTGATTGGAATATCTGCTATAGGGTCAACTCATATTGGAGGCAGTCCCTTAGAAATTATTAATCAAGTTACTATCTGTAGCCCTGGAATTAACTTACCATTTATAGGTGGGGGTTATATTGGAGGGTCAACTCATGGTTGTCCTCATATTAATCAAGTTATTATCGGTAATGCTCGAATCGACTTATCATTATTGGTAACAGGTTATAGTGATGTAAGTGACTCTAATGCTTCTGCTACCACATTTTTAACCATAAAAGGTACCGGAAAGATATATTCACCTGATCCATTATGGTTGAAATCTGTTGTGCCACAGTTCATACCAGCTCATATTTTTGAAGATCATCCTAGGTTCGTTGAGTTACTTGAACAATACTGCGACACAATAGAAAAGAGGTACGGTTCGGATAATAATGAGTCGATTGGTGCATATTACCCCATTAAGTACTTTGACCAACTGGTAGACCTAGATGACACTAGAGATGATCTATTAGAGTGGTTTAAGCGTACCTTTGCAGTCACCATTCCACAGTTTACATCAGCTGACACCAGACTACTGATTAAAAATGCTGTTCGATTTTATGTTTCACGTGGAACAAAAGATAGCATCAGCTTCTTGCTTAATACATTTTTCGGAGATGCGACTGCTACAGTCTACGAGCCCAAGGTAGATTTATTTCGAGCAAGTGATGGAAGATGGTCTCAACCTAATGTCATAGCTCTGACAGATTTTTCAGATCCTTTAACACCCGTGTCAGGAACTGTTTTGAGTTCCATTTTTGATCAAGAACTCATCAATGAGTTGACATTGGCTCAAGCGTATGTAGGACAAGCTACCACGCATCTAGGAACGCCTGTCATTGAACTGATAGACAAGTTCGGATTATTTAAAGCAGGTGACGTACTAAGATCATCTGACGGTCGTCAATGGATTGTGCACACGCTAGGACTAGTTAAACTTCCTGGTAAGTGGCTGACAACAGATTCATTCGCATCATCTGACAAAAGACTTCAAGACAGCTTTTTCTGGCAGGATTTTTCATACCAGATCATTACTCAGAGGACTATTGGAGAAATCTCAGACGCAATAGCAAAAAATACACACCCAGCAGGTCTGTTAAATTTTGTCAAGACTAAATTAATATCAAACATTGATTACGACGAGAATTTAAACGTCATATCGATTCTGATTCAGAACTTCAACTACATTTTAGACGAAGATTCCTTTGTGAACACAACTTCTACTATGAATTTGAAGATTGAAGATCACATGCAGGCGTTCACAGATTGGTCAGAGTTCATACTAGATATATCAGCAGGTTATAACCTGTCAAACGCCGTTACTATGGGTGATTTAGAGCATCTGGCGGGCTCTGATATTGACTCTAAGCTCAGTCAGTCGCATGTGTTATTTAACTGGGGCCAAAGATATGCTGCCCCATATTTAGTACCGGGTCAGAACTATATCAGTCCGGTTATAGACGAAGCTATTGGACAATCGGTTAGGGTTAGCCTTGAAGATTTTCCTATGGCCGAGTTTGACGATGTTCCATTGGAATATCTAGAAAAAGTCCAACTATCTTCCATTAACAATCATGTTGGGTTTGAAACTTTTACACTGACTCCTAATCAATCAAATTTTGCTGTGTTTAACAGTTCTGGAACCGCCCCTAGAAGCGATAGGACTTCTTTGTCAGTGATCGTAGGCAAGCCATATGAGCAAGTGGTGCTGGATCAAATCTCTGGTGACACAGGCTATTTAGATGCTAACAGAGTATGGGATAGACCGGTTACAGAAAACCTAGCAGGTGCTATATTCCCCAATAGCGGCGTAGAAATACTGACACCGACTGGTAGAGACGATTTCATGTTTTATCAATTGGCTTCTAAAAAGCATAATGCGATTGTATATACGTCAGAGGGTAAAGTACTGTATCACGGTTACGACTACCATATTACAGACGATTACTTGGTGATAGAACCTAAGTATGCGTTGAACGATTTAGTAGTACATTTGTTCAATAAATGTCAAGTGACTCCTAGCGATCATTCAGCAACCTTTAATTCATGGTATAATGCTCCTAAGCCATTAGAACAGACTTGGTTGGATTTTAGCAAGTCTGTCATATTGTGACCCATTTTTAGATAAACTATGACTGAACTCAAACGACTTGAAACAAGAACTGAAAGTGCTGCTAACTTTGTGCGATCTTTCGCAACAAATAACAGTGGTACTTCCATTTTAACGGAAGATAATCACTTATATTGTCTGATTGGCCGTGAGACGGATCCTCAAGGTACTGATAACGCTGGTAACCCTTTCCCGGCTGGTAGTGGTGCTTGGACGGTGGAACTGATCCCACCTAATGCTACACAGAATTTATCTGAGTATGACGATTTTTGGAATCGTGCGATTGCCGCTAAGAGGGTTTTGCCGACTGATATTTATGCTGTCATTCCTCGCAGAAACTGGGTAACAGCTACTCCTTATATCCCTTTTAGTAAGAATAACCCAAACTATCAGGCAGATGCAGCGGTTGTTATAACTGATCTAAACGAGGTGTGGTTGTGTTGCGTAGCAGGCGGTGGAAATTCCACTGTTAAACCTGTTAGGACTGGACTATTGACAGCTGATACCACGTTTGTTAGAGATGGTCGATCAGGAATACTGACAACTGCTGACGGCTATACTTGGAGGTATTTATACACTCTAACAGCCACTCAAGCGTCTAAACTTACTATAGATTGGGTTCCAGTTCCTGTTGGTTCTGAACAAATGTGGACACCTATTGGCGACGCTCAAAGGACTCAGGCAGTAGAAGAGCCTCATGCTGTTGTATACGCTCGACACGTAGCGATTGAATGTCTATTGAATGCTGGTGTTAATGGTTCAAATCAACTCCCAGCTGGTTTGAGCTTCCGCCAATTCGGACTTATGAAAAATCCGTTGAATAGCTCTGGAGTTCGTGCAACGCTTGGTATCTACTACCAGAAAAACACTGTTAACGGAACTTCTACTGATCAACTCCGTAAAAAGACTGGTCAATTCATTCATGTGAAAAATATCCCACCCGTGGCTAAGATCGTAGGTAACACTGAAGATCTTACCGTTTACATGCCGTTTTGAAGGATATTTATGAGTAAAATTACTAGTTTAACTGAAGACCAAGTCGAACGAATGGAATCGTACATTGTAGATATTATCTACTTTCAAACTCCTGACCAAACACTTTTAGACAAAATTGATTTAGCTTTTGATGAAATTTGTCCAGAAAAGACTTCAAAGGTCGCACACGAACGTAAGGATGATAGAGACATCCTGAAATTTATGGTAGCTCGTAATGAGATTATTCTCACTATTAGCCGACCTTGCGTATTTTTTGAAGGAGGATCTTAATTGAGCGCATCAGATTTAACTAGAGTACAACCTTATTCGGACGATTTTAATGCCGATGCGAACTTCCTACGCATACTATTTAATCCCACTAGGCCAGTACAGGCCAGGGAACTCACGGCAGCCCAGTCGATTTTACAAAATCAAGTAGCAGCTATTGGTAATCATCTGTTTAAAAATGGCTCTGTCATCTATGGTGCTAAGATTAGTGTCAACCCTAGCAAGCCTTGCTCAGTATGTTTTAACCAAGTTGTAACTAATCGTATTACTGGAACTTTAGGTTCTACTCCTATCACTGGCACGTATCCAGTAGAAAATTTCATCGGTAGAACCTTTTGGAACGTTGACCCAACTATCCCAAGCCCTGGCACCCCTACTAAACGCATCAAAGTTACTCATGCCCAGGTGTCAGCTTCTGGGACTGAGATCAATCTGTATTATACGTTTGCAGGCGCTCCACCATTGTCTAACGAACTGTTTTTCGATTCAGACGGTTCTAGCGGTGTAGCAATCAAGGTTAAAAATGATCAAATAGAAACCATTGCTATATCATGTGAGCCTGGGATTGTCTATAAGAACGGCTTCTTCGTTCAGGTTCTAGCACAAGAAATTATTCATGGTAAAGCACTGCCATCTAACACTGCTAATGTCGTATCAGGATATTTTTTCAAGGAAGACATTGTAACTGAGTCTGATCCTTTTGTTGGAGAATTGTTAAACGATCCTGCTAACGGTTCTCCTAACTATGCTGCACCCGGAGCACATCGTTATAGGATGATTCCAATTTTGGACTCATATAGCAAAGCCGATGAAGCTACCTTGCCGGACACGTTTCGAGAAAATTTCAGCACTCTGATCGAAGTTAAAGATCGTGTGATCATTTTTGACCAACGTGATACACAGTACGGAAAAATCTTAGACCTATTCGCTCGCAGAACATATGACGAATCTGGTAACTACACTGTAAGACCATTCTCTCTATCTCTCACGCCTAGCACAAACGTTGACAGATTTCAAGCTAAACTGGGTTCCGGTAAGGCTTATATTCTAGGGTATGAAGTTGATAAACTGAACTCCACTTCTATCGAGCTTGACAGAGCTAGAGAAAGTGTGGTGGTCAATAACACCTATGCTCTAGCAGCTGACCACTTCTATTTCGTTGTACAAAACTCAAACGTCACAGGCGCAGCTTCTGGAACTCCTGAAATCAAAGGCCGTGTTAGTTTCCGTTCAGGTGATGTTCTATTTGCTTATGATAGGGGTATCACTTCAGCTGGTACAGTCCCTAGAAATGCCTGTACTAAATTAGGTGAATGTCGCGTACACTCGTTAGTAAAGGTTGGTAACGAGACTAGACTTTATGTGACAGATGTTTCAGCCGATCTAGCACGCAATTTCACCAGCGTTGCATCGTTTAGAAACCCTACATCTTTAAGCTCTGTAAACGAACCGTATGTACTAACCACGGTAGCATTTCGCACTGCTAACGCGGTTAAAGCCACTAACACGGCTACCGAAAAACTGTCAGTAGCATCTGACAGCGCAGAACTTACAGGTTCTGGTGTTGAAGGTAAGCCTGCTCAAGGTGCTACGACTAAGCCTCCTATTCGTGTTGACCCTATCGAAGACATTTTAGGTGCTCCTGCTACGATTGGGGGTGAATTCAAGTTGCCTATGGTATATCCGATCACTCGTTCAACTGTGGTTAAGTCTTTAGTACCAAATGAATCCAATTTCTCATACTACTTACAGCGCTCTGGAATTTTAACAGCAGGTTCCTCTACTACATTCGTCGGACAGTCTTCGAGTATCAACTTCTACTCAGAGTCAGAGGGTGGTATTGCTTTGGTGATGGTAGACAACGTTGGAGCTAATTTAGAGACAGATTACGTTCAGGTTTACCCATCTGAAATTACTGCTACAGTTGATAACGTATCAATTCCTTCTACCGTCACACTTAATATCACTGGCCCTAGAGCTGCTGGCTTTGCTGGCAGGAATGTGATAGCTGTCTTGAAACATGAACAGACAGAAGCTCAACCACGTCAGAAACAAATCTCAACTTTTACAGAAACCATTTCAGTTGTTCCTACAGCTAAGATGACTTTGGTGAAAGAAGACGTTTACAAGATCACAGGCGTTCGACAGCTGTCTAATACCCTAGCATTAGATCCTAATCCTAGAGTCTTTTCAGCAGATGAAATCAAGCTATTAACACTTGACGACGGTCAAAGGGAGCACTGGTATGATGTTGGATCGATTACAGGATTTAATCGCGTAAAAAGCTTGCAGGTACCTTCAGTCGCTACTAGTTATGAAGTGACGTATGAGTATTTTGACCACATCACACCCGGTACTTCATCTTATTTCTGTGTCAACTCGTATCCGTTCAATGGTAGCGACCTTGACAAAGTTCCAGAGTATGTGAGTTCTACTGGTGAGCGCTTTGATTTAGTTAATTGCGTGGACTTTCGCTCGAAGCTGTCCGAAATCCTTGACAAACCACTCGTCAGTCCGATGACACGCTTTCGCACTGATATTGACACTTATCTCGGACGTATCGACAGAATCGTCTTAGACAACAATGGAAACTTCTCAGTCTTAAAGGGTATTTCAGCGTTTCAACCTGAACCACCTCCTGAGATTTCTAATGCTATGTCAATGTACATCTTGACATTTGCTCCGTATACGTATGACAGAACTGAGATCAAGTCTCAGGCAGTTGACACACCTCGTTACAC